AAAGATTATGTTGCGTTGTCACGTGAAGCTCAAAAGAAAGCAAATGAGTACGCTAACATTGCGTTAAAGACTGTGAATAAAGAAGAGTCTAATGCTTTAGGGCTTTTAGCCGCTAGAAGAGAGTTTGACAGTTTTGTAAACGCTGGTCCAAGAAAAGGAGACGTTTTAGATCCTACTGTAGAAACAGCAAAGGGGGCAGCAGGTAGATTCATAAGAAACGTAATGAATGAGAAACTTAAAGACATTACTGAAGGAGAAGTTGTTCATAACTCTCTTGATCGTATGCACAATCTTTTGTCTGCTCGTTCAGTCCTGCGTAACAAAATGTACGGAGAAGGAAACAATAGAATAGCAAGGACTGTACAAAAAATATCTAAAGTTGCTAACTTACCTTCTACTCCTCTTGCTCTGTACGCTACTTTAAAAACCGGAGGGGCAGCAGCAGCAGGTGCAGTAGCGGGTATGGGAGTAGGAACTGGGGCTGTTTTAGGTGCTGGCGCTGGCGTAGGAATCTACAGTGTTCTTAAAGCGTCCAACAAGAAAACACGTTTAAAGTTTTATTCTAAAGTTCTCTCAGGAACAGACAAAGCAATAAAGGCTTACAAAAGCGACAAAAACTTAGTGGCAGAACTCAAAGCTGACAGAGCTTACATTGTTTACTTAATGAACGAAGCAAGACAAGAGGAAGAAGAGAATGTCGAATGAGAGTTTTTTTAGTAGGCTTGGGTCTCTTCCGGGTAAACGTGTTGATGACTTCGTGGAACAGACTAAAAGGTATCAGCAAGGTGAAATCGGAGTCGGAGACCAGATGCTTCAAGGAGGCGCTAACGCCGTAGGTTTGCTTACAGACGTTCCTTTTTTTGTTGCAGGAGAAGCAGTATCCGCTATTACTCCTGAGTTTATTAAGAAAGGTTTAAGTCAGGTAGCCGAAGGAATCAAAGACACGGAAGCTGCTCAGGTTGCTATGCAGTACATGCAGGAAAACCCCCAAATGATGAAACGTCTGGGGTACGGTGCTGATCTTTCAGTAATTCCTGCCGCAAAAGCAGCAAAAGGTGGTATGCTTCGTGATTTGTCTTTAGAGGCTCCTAACAGACAGCCGTCTTTCTATGGGTCTGGTCAGTTAGGTCAGGTCGCTTCTATAGCAAGAACCGCGCCTACTGCTTTGTACGACACCTTAAGTCCCAAAGCAGCAGCTTCTCGTAGAGAGGGTGTTCCCATGTCTGTAAGAAGAGAAGCCTCTAGAATAACGCCTGAAAGAAGAAGCAAGGCCGAAGCTATCAGAAGTAAAAAACCACAGGATAGAACTAAAGAAGAAACTGAATTTTTAGGAAACTTTAATAAAGACCTTTCTTTTTTGGAAGGACAGCTAGACCAAACGCAGTTGCTAAAAACAGGAAGAGGAGAACAAACTCAGGGAGTTATTAAGTCTTTTGAAAACGTACAGGCTTTAGGAAAAGGTCCCTTAAGTCCTGAAACTCTTTCTAAAGCAGCATCTCTATCTGATCCTTTAATAAAAAGAAACATATCTCTTGACAAAAACAATTTAGCTGTTATTGAAGAAAGAATTAGAAAAGCTCAGGGCATAGGGCCTAACGAACGAGTAGAAGTCGTTATTAGAAACCCTACTGCTTTTTCTGACATATCTAAAGAAAGTTTAAGAGGTCCTAGTAAAGAAGCGACTAGGGTTTTTCACGCTAGAAACAGCTTACAAAAGTATTTTCCAGAAAAAAAAGATTTCTCAGACCAAGAGCTAAGAGAAGCTGTGGCTATGACTAAGCTTCCTGACGACAAGCTGTACAACTTATCTACCGGAAAAGAAGCGAACCGTTACGAGCAGTACTTACACAAACTTCTTCAACCTAAAAAATATGGTACAAAAGGTAGATCAAGTAAAGAAACAATTGATATGTACTACAAGTACAAAAAAATGGAGCAGGACGGAGTAAAGTTAAGGAAGCCTCAACAAGAAATATACGACGGAATGAAGGCTAGAATACAGCAGGTTTCAGAGACAGTTGATGTCCGTGACGGAACCGCTTATTTCCAAGGCTCTCATCTGTCTTCCGCAAAAGGCTTAGGCGGGGTAAACGATCAGTACATGATGAACAAAAGGGGAGATTTTGTCCACTTTATTAACGACGAGAACGACCTTTTTGGACAAACTGTTCCGGGTGACTCGCGGGTTTTGTCAATAACTTCTCCTAACGGTTATAATATGTTTGCTACCGTTGGTAGGGCACCTGCGTCAAAACCAAGTCCTTCTAAAGAAACTTTCCAACGAGAGTTGAAGGAAATGGGAGCAGAGCCTGTTAGCGCACTACCTAAAGGGATGTTAGAGCAAGCAGCAGTAGGCATCCAGAAACAACCCATGCCAAATGTACGTCCGTCTGATTTCAGAAACGTAGCTGCCTCTGGTGCTTTGACTACAGGAACTGCAAGAGAAAGATAGGGGCCACTTAAGGCCCCCGTTTCACTCTATATTTCACAACTGTTGCCAACACAGGCCAACTGTTGTGACCCTTCGGTCATGTCTGACTCTTCCACGATGTCCCACTCGATAGTCTTTGGAAACTCCTTGACTAGCTGCTGGTACGTCTCTAGGTCCACAGGCTCATAAGGTGCTTGCTGGTACGTGTGTTCTGAGTAAGGCAGAAAGCTAATGCCACTCACCTTGTCGAACTTGTTGTACAACCACTGCCCTACCTGTAGGAACTCATCGTCTCTGTAGTAACAAGTCATGGAAGGCTTGTGTTCACACCAGTGGTCCTGATACATCTCCCAGAGACACAACTGCTCCATAGCTCCCATGTCAGTAGCCACTACAGCCTTCTTAGGAGACTGCACAGGGAACGAGAAGACCTTAGTAGTAGGAGAAGTCACGTCTTCCTCCACAGGGACTCCAGAGGCTTCTAAGACAGCACACAGGGGGTCTCTTGAGTCTGCCCTTACTCGTCGTATGTACTGCTCCGCATATCTAGGATGGATGCCTGACGCGCTATCCACCAACTGAGATACAGTACCGGAAGGCTTAACAGCAGTAATGGCAGTGCTAACATTGATGCCAAGACGTTTAGCCCAAGTACGGTTAGTTTTAATAGCTTCCTCTTTAAGCTGCTTGAGCCAATACTGTAGTTCTTCACGACTCTTCCTCCCTGACATAACTGGATGGTCCATGATGCCAGTGAGTGACACTCCTAGCAACGCTTCTTCCTCTGTGTTGTCCTTCCAGATCTTACGTAAGTACCTGAAGTCAGTCAAAGTAGCCTGTAGCGTCCCCAGCACAGCCGCGGACCTGACCTTGAGCCTTAGGCTTTCCAGTGTGTCGTTAGCCCTGATGACCACCTCAGACAAGTTACAGAACTGGTACGGCCTCAGTATAATCTCTGAGCAGGGGTTAGTCCCGAAGTCAAAACTAGCGTCCCTACGTCCGTTCTTCTCTGCCTGACGCTGACTTGCGACACGACTAAAGACACCTCTCTCGCCTGACCGTGACTCGTACAGAGACTTCCACTCGTTTAAAAAGGCTTCAAAGTCAGGCTTCTCTGTGTAACAAGCTGAGTTATTAGCCAAGCCACGCTGAGGATTGTCTACCCACCACTGTCCTGACTTGGACCTTCGTAGCCTGTCGTCAGTGAGGTTACTGAGACTGATGAGAGCAGACCTTCGCACACCGCCGACGACGACAATTTGTGCAATCTTACAGCATAGATCGTGGCACTCAATGGAGCTAAGTCTTCGACCAGCAGCGGTCCGAAAGACTTCCACGGTGAATTGAAACAGGTCAACAAGAGGTTCTGGACCAGACGCTCTACCTCCGAAGGTCTTAAGGGCTGACCCCGCAGGTCTAATTCCAGAGACGTCCCACTTTGGAACCTGACCAGTAAACAACATTGCGATAAGTTCTCTATACCCTTTAGCCCATCCAATTTTGCTGTCAGCGACGTGTATAACGGTATCTGTATCATGTAGCTCCTCCGCTACTTCAGGCAACTTGGAAATGTACTGACGTTCTACGCTAAAGCCAACTCCTGTGCCACACATGAGAATGTACATCATCTCGTCAAAAGCTTTAGGGTGGTCTATAGGCAGATAGGAGCAGTTAAACCCGGCTACATTGTCCCTGTCCAGAGCTTCTCCAGCAGTCATCAGCGCCCTCATGCTGGGCATTACGTCCAGATTGTAAACAGAAGTAAAGAGGTCCTTAGCTTCCTTCTTGGACAGCTTCTCTTTCTCTACCCAGAAGTCCAAGTAACGGTTTACAGTTTCCTCCCAAGTCTCTCTGCGCTGCTCTTCAGGCAAGTATCGAGCGTACCTTGATTTATGTATGTATTGTTGATATGCGTCCATTATAGTTCGTATTCTCCTCCAGTTATTAGTGACATCTTTAGTTGGTCCAGTAGAAAGTACAGGCTGGTTGTGTCCATGTTTGTAGACACCACTATGAAATCTTCTGACTTGATGACACAAAAAGCTTCATCATAAGTTTCCAAGTCTTCTTTACCTACTATGGAGTCAAACACCATTGGCACAGTAAGTACGTCTTCCTTCTGCTTCTGGTCAAACCCACCTTTGATTACTTTCATTCTAACGACTCCTGTTCTTCGACCATTTTGTTTAAGTACCACTGCGCTTTCTTTAAGTCCTGTAGGCCGTTCTTGTATCTCCACCTGTGTAAATACTTTATGACGTTTCCCTGACAGTACTCAATGATTCCTTCTCCTAGCTGCTGCTTAATGTAGTCTATAGCCTCGACACCTCCTTGATTGTAGTGAGGAGGCTTGTTGACCAAAGCGTCCCACTCCTCTTTAGTTGCTGAGTCAATACTCATCTTCGTCCTCCTCTTCATCTTCTAGCTCCTCAGCAAAGCTTTCTATTTTGTTTATAAGTTTGTCTTCAAATCTGTCCAGAAGCTCTTCAGAAGTTATGTTCAGTGCTTCCAGAAAGTCTTCAGGATCGTAGTCACGTAGCAGTCGCTCCTTAATTTCTTCCATTGTTAGAGACATCATCCATCAACTCCTGTAGCGTATCTAATGTGTACCATGAAAGACCTTCTTTGTCGCACCATTGGGACATAGTCATCTTAGCTCCTTTTCTTACTTTTTTGTTTGGGTTCATAAGAACAAACACAAGTCTTTGATGCTTCTCTAGGCTGTCTCTGATACTTGTGTATTTCTTAGTGTCTCCTTCTCTGAAAAACCCTTTGCACTCCACCAGCGTATCACTAGCCGCATGTACAAAGTCCGGTCTATAGTTTCTGTGTATTGTGTAAGGCACTGTGTAGGGTTCATAGTCGAACCCCTTCAGTACCTCTGCTGTATGTTCCTCGAATACACTACGAAACTTCGATTTCTTGGACCTTCGGCTCATTGAATACCTCTGTTAAATAACGTGGACCTGTTGAATATAGGAATCCTCTTAACGAGGGCCAACATTCCTTTTTGTAAGAGCAGTAGGAACATCCTACGGCGAGTTTCTGGTTGCCACTTTTTCCATCTGCGATAGTTTCGTAGCATACTTCGGGTGGCTCCTCCTGCTCTACCATCTTTTTTATCTGGTTAATCCTTTCTCCAATGTCATAAGAGATTAGGTCGTACACAGGAGCCTGAGTGTCCTCAGAGTCATACAGCAGATAAGTTAGATGTCCGTTCTGTTTGTCCATTGCCAGCCAGCCAAACTTAGTTTCACCTTCTGAGTGAGCGTAGCCTTTGATCTGACCTATGTACCCAAAAGGATCGTCATAAGCCAGTGTACCTTCTTTGAACTTTTTGAAGCCGAAGGTGGACGTAGATTTCACATCAGTCACAATACCGTCGATCCTGCAGTCCATAGACCCTTTGATGCCATTGACCTCACACTTCTTCTGCTCATCAGTCACAGCGTGACCAGCAGCTCTTGTGAGGAACAGTAGCAGTTCTTCAATGAGATGCCCATAGAGGAACTTGACGTAAGTGTGTGGCTGTATGTCTTCCCCTTTGTCCACATCGTTGTAAACGTTCCAGAGGTATCTCTCCTCGCGTCCTATGTTGGACATACGTAGCTTACGCGAGTCGTCTCTGACCTCTGTAAACTCTTTACGCATAAGGTCCTTGACGTTCTCTCCGAACTGCTCAATGCAGCTCTCGATGTCAACTCCTTCTGCTACTTCTTTGGACTCCACAAGTTTGTAGATGTCGTCTACTAGGTTGTACGTACTTTTCATACTCTATGCTCCACCCAACGACATTTGCGAGTCTTCCCGTTAAAAAACACATGCCGCACCCCTATTTTTTTCTGTAGTTCTGACCGTTCTCTAGTAAAGTTGTTTCCGTCATTACGAGATTTAACATCAATGAACACAGGTACTCCTCCTTTAACTGCTATCATGTCTATAGGCCCTGAACAACCAGCGTTAGGAAAGACCTCAAAACCTTCGTCCCAGAGCCATGTTATTACGTAATGTTCAGCAATGTCTCCGAGCCGCGAAGAATTCTGTATTTCTTTTGCCATCTTTATTTCTCCTTAGTGTGTCTCTGCCCATGTTGTACCAACTTTGTACTCACCGTCCAGAGGACACCTCAAGTTAAACTCGATACCCGCAGCCTTGAGACATTCCACTGCTAACCAGCCGAACTTCTCTGCGTCTTTCTCAGCCACTTCTGTCTGCACTTCATCATGGATATTACCTATGATCTTGTAGTCCAGCTTCCATAGCTTTGCGTAGTCGTCCAGAATCACCAGAGCTTTCTTCATTACGATAGCTCCTGCTGCTTGCAACAACGTGTTCAACGCAGAGTGTTCTGATCTGACTATGAGACGTCTTCCGTCAAGTCCTGTGAGGTATCCTCTTGCTGAAGCGTTTGAAACTCTCTCCTTAAGAGCTGCGAATGATGGCAGATTATGTAGGAAAGATTCTCTAAGGTTTTTGCCAGCTTTTCTACCTCCTCCAGCCACTGACCCAAGCTTTTCATCTCCTGCTCCGTATAAGAGTGCATAGATGAAAGTCTTAGCCTGATTTCTTGATTCAAGTCCAGCAAGTCGTTGATTTGTTGT